AAAGGATGACTGGCTGCTTTGGGCCAATCCAATGATTTACGCTATTCTTGACGATATTAATATGCTTGAGAAGATGAAGCTTGCAGATTTGGCAGCATTGGATGGCGCTATCAGTCAGGTTAGACTGTGGACTGTTGGTGATTTTGATCAAAAAATCGTGCCAACCAAAGCTGGTCTAGAAAAAATTAGAAACATCCTTGCCAGCAATGTTGGTGGTGGAACTATGGATTTGGTGTGGGGTCCAGAACTTAAGTTTACAGAGAGCAATTCTCAAGTCTATAAGTTCTTAGGCTCTGAAAAATATCAGCCAGTACTTACGAGTATTTATGCTGGATTAGGCATTCCTCCGACTTTGACTGGAGCTTCTGGCGCAAGTGGAGGATATACGAATAACTACGTATCTCTTAAAACACTAATTGAAAGACTAGAGTATGGAAGACAGGTTCTAACCCAGTTTTGGCGCCAAGAAATTGAATACGTCAGAAAAACTATGGGTTTTAGACTACCTGCCGAAATCCACTTTGATTCAATTGTGCTATCAGATGAAGCTGCCCAAAAGAATCTTCTTATTCAGCTTGCTGATAGAGATATCATATCTCAGGAAACTTTACTGGAGAGATTTAGAGAGATGCCTCAAATCGAAAGGGTTCGCACAAACAGAGAAGAGCGAGATAGATCCAAAAATCCAAATTCTCCGAGAAAAGCTGGCCCATTCCACAATCCTCATCACGCAGAAGATATGGCTAAAATAGCTATTACCAAAGATGTATTAGATTCAGATGAGTATTTTGACAGGCTTGGACTGCCCTACAAGGAAGTAGAAGTCGAGAAGGAAACAAAAAGCCCAAATATTCCCACAGCTCCTGAAAATAAAGTAGACGTGAAGCAAAACGGTAGGCCTCCTTTCACTCCAGATAGCAATCCTAGAAAGAAAAGACGTGTGTTACCAAGAAGCGGAGAGCCCACTGCTGCTACTCTTTGGGGTATTGAGGCACAAGAAAGTATTTCAAAATACATGACCCCTATCGCTTGCAAGCATTACGGAAAGTCTGATGCTCGGGCTTTAAGTAAGTCAGAAGTTTCGGAACTAGAGTATATAAAACTATGTATTTTTACAGGTATGCAGCCTATGGTTGAGGTTACTCCTGAAGTTATTCAGCAAGTATTAGAACAGAATACAAAACCTAGCAAAATGTTTGAAGATCAAGTAGATTTTAAGATTTCTGCATTTGATACTGCCCGAAAACGCAAGCCTAACACTTCTGAAATGAAACATATATATGCTTCGGTATATGCTCAAATCTTGCAATTTGGGGAAAATTAACCCTATTATAGTTTTTTTGTGTATTATCGAATATGGAGGAAAATACCATAAATGAATATACCTATATACAAACAAGAAATTGCTGACGGACTTTCCGATCAGATTGCTAATAACTCTGTAGCTTGTTATGCCCTTGCAGAGCATTATGGTAGTGACCATTTTGTGGGTGATGCTGATGAGCCTATTATCAAAAAGCTGGGCATTGCCAAGGCAGAAAATAAAGATCAGATCGACTTGTACTATATTAAGTCGGTCTTGGTTAGCACTGGCTGGAACAAGAACGATGATGTTTTTGATCCGCGAGAACTTTGGGAAGCTAGAAATACCCCAGAAGACAAGCCTTTTAACTTTATGCATGATGAGAAGGATATCATCGGCCACATCACAGCCAATGAGGTTGTAGATTTTGAAGGCAATCCCGTTTTGGATGAATCTGCGATTCCGTCCAAGTTTAACATACTAACCTCTGCCGTAATTTATACTGAATGGTCTGATCCTGAGCAAAAGGAAAGATTATCTAAAATTGTCGCGGAAATTGAAGAGAACAAGTGGTTTGTTTCTATGGAATGCTTATTCCCTAATTTTGACTACGCTTTAGCTGATTCAAACGGCCAAACTCGTATTGTCAAAAGAGAAGAGGCAACTGCTTTTTTAACTAAATATCTAAGATCATACGGAGGAGATGGAAAGTACGAAGATTACAAAGTGGGAAGATTGTTAAGAAACTTATCGTTCTCTGGTAAAGGCTTGGTTTCAAAACCTGCAAACCCACGTAGTATAATTCTGGAAGGAAATGATTTTTTTGATGAAACTCAATCTAAGGTTTTAACTTTATCTTCACTAAAGGAGAAGAATATGTCAGATAGTTACGAAAAGCAAGTTGACGACTTGCGTGCGGAATTGGCAGAAGCTAAAGCTGCTAATGAAGCTCTTAAAGAACAAGTTGTTGCAGAGCAGCAGGCAGAATTTCAAACTCGCATCGAGAACTTGGAAGGCACGATTGCTGAATTGCAAGAATCTTTGGCCATGAAGGACAAAGAAATGAAAGAAAAAGACAAGAAAATGGAAGAGCAAGAAGCTGCCATGAAAGCGAAAAAGGCAGAAATGGACAAGAAAGACGAAGAACTTGCCGCCATGAAGAAGAAGGCCATGACTATGAAGCGTAAAGCTCAGCTTGAAGAAGTTGGCTACGAAGCTGAAGAAGCTGCCGCGACTGTTGAGCAGTTTGAAAATGTTGACGAAGCAACCTTCGATAACATTGTTGCAGCTATTCACAAGCGCCCCGTCAGCTACATGCTTGATCAAAACGTTGAAGACGTTAAGGAAGAAGCCGAAGCTACTAAGTTGTTGGAAGAGGAAGTTGATTCCGCAGAAGCCAGCGAAGAAGTTTTGGAAGAAGTCGAAGAAGTTCAAGAAGTTGCCATCGCAGAAGCTATGGGCGAAGAAGATCCCGCTGAGAATCTTCGAGCAGTAGCCAGCGAATGGATTGGTTCTTTCCTGCAAACTACTAACAAGAAGTAATTTTTTAAATAATTAAAGGAGATTTTATAATGGCTCTTAAAACTGACAGATCTACTCTGCAAACGGACATTTCGTTCTTCATGAATGAAGTCGCAGAACGAGGAGGCGTTGCCGCTTTAAGCACCGCTGGCTCTGGCGCTTCTATGGATAACGGTGCTGCTGTTGTTACTTACGCTGCTGATCCTTCGGGCAAGGTTCCTATGGGACTTTTGGTTAACGATATGGTCAATATTGACTTGACTCGTCAACACCTGAATCAGCACAAAGACGAAGTTCAGAAGGGTGGCAAAGTTACTCTTCTCTATAAAGGTTGGGTTGTTACTGACGCTTTGGAGGGAACTCCAGCGGGTGGCGATTTAGCTTACTTGGGACACAGCGGAAACTTCGCATCACCAACCGCAGCTGCGGGCATCGACGGTGGTTCGGCAAACGCTGTTGGCCGCTTCCTGAGTGGCGTTGATCAAAACGGGTTTGCCAAAGTCTATGTTGACCTGCCAAATAACTAATTAAAAATTAAAGGAGAAGATATAATGTCGAAAGAAAGACCTACACCTGAATTCATCGAGTTGCTAAAGCAGTCCGGTGATTCCGATAAAGCAATTGCTATGGATGCCCAGCGAGAAATCGCTAAGGCTCTTGAGCTTCCTCTTCGTAAGGGCGTCTTGTTTGGTGACGTTCTTGGTGGAATTTTTGAGGCTATGCCTCTTGAGCCCGGAGCGACTCCAGAGTTTCCATTGGATCTCTTGGCGCCCGGAACTGAAATTGATCATGTCGCTTATACGAATCCCGGAAACGGTCGTATTCCTGAGCGTCACGTAGAAGGCGATTACGTCATGGTTAACACCTACGGAGTTAGCTCTTCAATTGATTTCTTGCTACGTTATGCTCGTGAAGCTAACTGGAACATTGTGCAGCGCGCAATGCAAGTTCTTGAGTCTTCGTTTGTCAAAAAGATGAACGACGATGGTTGGCACACGCTTTTGGCCGCTGCTGTTGATCGTAACATCTTGGTGTACGATTCTGATGCAGCTGCTGGTCAGTTCACCAAGCGACTTGTTAGCTTGATGAAAACCGTTATGCGTCGTAACGGTGGTGGTAACAACGTTACCGCTCCCGGACGTTTGACAGACATGTACATGTCACCTGAAGCTATCGAAGATATCCGCAACTGGGGTATTGATCAGTTGGACGAAGTTTCTCGACGAGAAATCTACGTTGCATCTGACGATGGCGGTCCTTTGACTCGCGTGTTTGGTGTTAACCTGCACGACCTGTTCGAAATGGGTGATGGTCAAGAGTACCAAGAGTACTTCTTGAACGACCTCGGCGGCTCGCTTGAAGCTTCTGACGTTGAGTTGGTTATCGGTTTGGACCAAGGCGCTAATGATAGCTTTGTCATGCCTGTCAAGAAAACTGTCGAGATCTTTGAAGATCCCGCTCTTCACCGTCACCAACGACAAGGCTACTATGGTTGGGCCGAAATCGGATTTGGCGTTCTCGACAACCGAAGAGTTATCGCTGGCTCGTTCTAAGAACGGACACGATAATTTTGAAGAAGCCGCCTTGAAAGAGGTGGCTTTTTCTTTGTTTTTGTGTATATATGTATATAACCATTGCGCATCTGCGCTTACTAAAATTCTACCTAAAATGGTGAAAATATGAACTTATATTACACTTTAGAACAATATAATTTGCTTGATCTTGATAATGAAACGGCTGCCGGGATTGTTTCTTCTATATCTCAAAAAGATATTGCTACTGATGATATCAGAACTTATTTTAGAGAACAATTGCTTTGGTATTGGTCTAATCCTCAAACAATGGCTGGAGGTATTCAAACAGCTATTGACTCGGGCGTTCTTCCTATAGAATTAACATCAGCATTGGGCGAAATGTGGTCTAGTCTTTTTGGAAATTCCGCCACCAAGCTTTTAACTAATTCTAATTTAGAAATTGCTAAAAGAATTTTTGACGGCATGATGGCGCTTATTTCTTTGGGCGCGATTACTACTGCACAATGTGACGGTTTTTATGCTTTTGGTGGTGGTTTAATCGCCCCAAATACTACAGCGGTAGATATACAGCAAGCCAAAGACGACAAAGCTGCACAAGATGCTGCTGTTGCTGCTGAGGAAGCACGAATGGAAGCCGAGTTTTCGCTGCGTCAAAAGTGGGAAGACGCAATAATTACTTCCGGTGTAGAAGAGGCGTTTTATAACGGCAACGAAGCCGCGTTGGTTGTTGCGATCAATGCTGCTGTAGCAACGATGGGGTAAGCCGTGGCTGATTATTACGTTGACGGGACAATCGTAAGTGCAACTGGTACAGGCTCAGGCACGCAAGCCGATCCGTGGGGCAAGGACGATGATCTTTTGCAGTATGCAGGCGACCAAATCTTAGCTGGTCCCGGCAAGGGTACAGACGGCGATACGATTTTCATCGTCGCAGGAGATGTAAACAGCACCACGACACCAATGCTGGATTTTACAAACTCGGATTTTGTTAGGCTTACGATTGTTGGTCGTGGGAGAGAATTAACAAAATGGGATTGCGGAACCCAAAACTATATGACCAGTTACAGTTCAAGCAATCCAGCAGGTTCAGCGGGGAATGGTTGCAATTTGCTTGTTTGTAATTTAACCGTTGATTGGCAAGACAACATCGGCAACGTTGGAACGTACAACAGTCTTACAGGTCGAAGCACCCATTTTATTGATTGCGATTTACTGCTTTACAATTCAAATTCACAAACTGGCATTCACGGTCGTGTTAATGGACACAATCAGCAATGCAATATTATCAACTGTCGATGGTACAAAGGGTACAACTGTTTAGATTCAAGAAGTTCCAGCAACACAATCAACAGCGTAATTAAAGCCGCACCTTCACCGTCTTTTGAACGGCATAGTTACGCAGGCAGAAACATTAACTGCCTTTTCGATTGGAGCGGTGCGGCGAACGCTGGCCCTGTTCGCGGGGTTTGCGATTACAATCCTTTGCTTTTGAACTGCTCGTTTTATATGGGCAGCACCGACCGTATTATGACAATCGCAAACTTTCGTAATGCTCAGATAATTAACTGTTATCAGGAAGGCGGTAGGTGCGTTACGCAGTCTCCTTACGCACAAAACTGGTCATACGATTTTCTTCACAACGTGTTTGCTTATAACCTTACCGATGGAATTATCGGAAGTTACGGAACGCTTAACGATGTAGCTTACACACAAAACCTAGTTGAGCTAACAAGTACAGGATTTCGAGACGCTGCAAACGGTGACTTTCGGCCTAATGATAATTTAATCGGAGTAAGCACCGCACAAATACCGTCTTGGGATTTAGTAAACCCAATAAGCCAACGTCCGACAATAGGTTGTTACACTGCACAAAACCTAATCGGCAAACCTTATCATCCAAGGGTCAGGGGGTAACCGATGGCGACTTACTATGTAGACGGCTCTGTAACGTCAGCCAGCGGAAGTGGAAGCGGCACTATTGGTGACCCGTGGGTAAAAACAGATGACCTGATTCAATATGCGTTTGCACAAATAAACGCAATTGGGTACGGAGCAGACGGGGATACTATTATCGTTCTTGCTGGACCGCTAACAAATACCGCAGAACTTGATCCGCGAGTTTGGGATGGTTCCACAAACGGCAGCGGACTCCCCATTTGGATAAAAACCACAAGCCAAACAACTATAGTTGATTGGAATTTAGGTTCATCGCCGTTGGTTTATTATCCGTTTCAAAATATCAATTTTGCAGGGTTTCGGTTTTACAACTATTCAAGCAGCGGAAGCAAAGCTCCTTTTACGGTTTGGCGTTATTGTACATTTATAAACTGTATTTTTGATAGTTATGCTCAGACCCATTACGGAATGATTAGCCAGCCTTCTGGCTTATGCCTATGGACGGGATGTAGTTTTATAAATGACAACCGAGACAATTTAGGTAACAGCAATCGAGGAATTTTTTACGCCGGGAATAGCATTTTCCAAAACAATTATGTGGAAATTCTTAGCACGAATGGCACGCCTATTTATCCTTTTAACTGGAACGCTAGTCAGCTTCTTAATAATGTTTTTTATCATACTTCCGATTTTACTACCTATACACATCGTTGGTCGCAAGGGACAAAAGCAAGCAGAAACATTTTTTACAACGCCGGACCTGCTCAAGATTGCCTTTACAATACAGGCGCACAAAATATTGGACCCATAGACAATAATTATTTCGAAGGGTGGGATGTTGCAATCGAAACTTTTCTGTCTAGTCGAGTTACTAATGATTGGATTGTAGGAAACAAGGGTTACAACAACTCTGGCGGTCTTTTAAGCAGCAATTTCGTAGAAAATGTAAGCACGCCGTTTGATTTTCACGATAGCTATTTCAAAAACGAAACTCTTTCTCAATCTGGTTTAGTAGACCCAGCAAACAAAGACTTTACTCCCAACTCGCTTTTACTTGGCACAGGTTTTAGCACACTTGCGGAGGGGCCAAGCGGGGTTGGAAACGTATCGGAAAACGTCGGGCCAATTCTTCCAAACTCCGCAACTCAAAGAATTAGGGATCTTTACTAATGAGTTATAAAAAGAACACTTCAGGACAAAAATTTAATGTATTAGCTGTCAATACTGCCACAGGTTTGCCTGTTACTGGCGATGCGGCAAATATAACAGCTAAAATTAGTATTGA